AGGGAGCGTACTCGTCACAGTCAGCGCCTGTTGTCCCCTTCTAGGGGCAACCAGGCCAAACTCGTTAGAGTTGGACTTACCATACCCAACCGGGCTTGAGGGATTAGCAACAACAAGTCTAAACCGCGTTCCATTAGTGTTTTCTGTAGCCCAGCTTTCTGACCCGTTATCTACGTTAGACGCGGCTACTTTAGTACCTCTGTTACCAAATCTAACCGTGTATTCCGTAGCCGAAGAGTGAAACGCCTGTATACCGTAGCCGTTTGTGGCCGAGGCATTGTTACCTGTTGTGTAAGGAAACAAGTCACTTGCTTTAGCCCAGCCAAAACCCCTGTAATTTATTTCTAAATCATAGCTAAGTGTCGATTGTTTGTTGCTAAGCGTAATAACTCGGTCAGTAACCCCCGAACCAAACGCGATGCTAGGAACCAGCGCTCCGTTTGGCCCAAACACATCTGAAGAGCCATCATCAGCAATGTAAGTGACCTGAGCCCCAGGCCCTAAGTTGACGGTGCCGCTGCCGGCCCATTCGGCGATGGGGACTGCAAAACTCATCTTGATGTAGTCAGTGTTGGCGATTGTGGTAGGAGTTGTGGCCGTGATGTTGTTCTGTACCACCACACCAGCAGCGGCATCGTCTGTGTAGAAGAGCACCACAGAAGTTGTACTGTTGTACGCTATTGTCAGCGGATAGCTAATTGTTCCTGCATCTCTATAGGTTCCTGAGCTATGAGGGAGGTTGTTGCCGCTTGTAGCGTCAGTGCTGAGAAGTGCTGCAGTGTTTATTGTCCTACCAGATGGCAGGTTCAACGCTAGGTTGCCCGCACTCGGCGCGCCCGTGAAGCTGATGAGCACGTTATAAAACGCCCAAGAGCCGATGCGAGTTTCTGTTGCCGTCACTGTGTTGTTGGTAAGGTTGGTTGTCATAGTTACGGAAACCGGGTCACTAATCGCAGCGCTCTGTCCGCCGGTCGCGCTCGTGACCGTGATGCTGCTGAAGCTTGCCCAGCTGTTGGCTAGACCTGCGACCCTGACGATCCGGATCCTAGTGAACGGACGAGACGGGTTCTGCGAGAACGAGAGCTGCATCGTCCCGCCGGTCGGCGACGAGGGAACGTTGGCGACGTTGAGCGTCGTGTTCTGCGCGTAGGTTCCGCCGGACGTCGTCGCGTCCCACACTTGAATCTGAAGGTCGCTCGCGGCGTACGCCGGGCTCGTGCTCGTCTCGAGGTTGTAGGTCAGACCAAGCAGCTTGCCGAGGTCCGAGGCGTCTACCTGGAAGAAGTCGCTCTCGACGTAGCCGGATCCGCTGCCGCCGTTGGTCACCTTCAGCGCGGTGCCTACGCTGAGCTCCGGCAGCTCGGCGGCGGTGGTGGTCGTGGACCCGGTCGCGCCGGTTCCCACGTTCGTCCAGCCTGAGAAGGATGAGGATCGGGTGCTGAGGTAGTTCTTAACACCGCCCTGAGAACTGGTGAATGTCTTGATGATCGTTGGCATGGCTGTTCCTATCCGTTATGGCAAGGTGCTGATTATGATGTTGTTGCTCGAGTCGATTGCGAGCTCGACCAGCGTGCCGGCACCGTTTCTAAGCTTTATCCCGCGGGCCGGCGAGGAGAGATCGTTGGATCCGTCCATGCTTCCGAGGTAGTTCGACGACATCAGGCTCCTGTTGAGGTCGCTGTTGTCGAAGCTTCCGCCAGAGGTCTGCTCGAACACCAGCGTCACCGTGCTTGCGACTCCGCCGTTGTTGAACGAGTTGGTCGGGAACCTGACCGTGTAGCCGTCTAGGCTGAAGGCGCCGAACCTGAAAGCCTGACCGCCTTCCACGTAGTAGACGGTGAGAAGATCGGGATCAGGCAGGAAGTTGATGGTGAAGCTGCTGAGGTTGTCGGTGCTCATGAACCGCTTGGTGTCGAGTCTCTTGACGCCTGTGGCTGGGCTCATGTAGGTCGGATCGTAGTAGATCGCTACGCCGTCTAGCGCGCGGCTGCCGGCGGAGCTCGTGATCCTTACGCGAAGGTCGAGGCTTCTTCCTAGGATAGTGATCTGGGGTACGCTGATGGTTCCGCTGCTCCATACGCCGGTCGTCGCGTTGTAGAGCTGGCCGGTCGTGCCTGAAGAGGCTCTGGTAACTACGACCTCGTTGACGCCTGCGCTGAAGCTGATGTAGTCTGCGCGAAGAACGACCGCGTAGCTTGTGCCAGGAGCCAGGATGCCTGGTCCCATGTTGAAGGTGTATGCGGTCGCAGAGCCGGTGAGCGTGCTCATGTCTAAAGGACCAGAGCTTGCGATCACGTCCGCCGGGTTGGTCGAAACTAAACCGCCGCTGAGCTTGACCAGCGACGCGTAGAGGTTTCCGGTAGGAGACCCTGTCCTAGCAAGGGTGAATCTCACCTGTGTCGCAGCAGCGAACAGCGTTGCAGATGTAAGTTGCGCTGGACCCGCGATGCGTGCATTAGTAGTAAGGTTCAGTGCGGTGGTGGCGCCGGTTCCGCCTGCTGTGCCTACGCTTACGGCCGTGTCTTCAGACGTCCAAGTATACTCGCCTACGTAAGTCTCAGTGGCTACGCCGACGCGAGACATCGTGACGTTCTTCCAGTTGGTTCCGCCGTCGCGGCTTACCTGATAAGTGGCTGCCGTGTCGACTGATCCAGGCGTCCACAGCGCCTGAAGCATGACCTTGTTTACGTCTTTGCTCTGGCCCAGGAACTCTGACGAGTCGAGCATCTGCCTGGAGACGTATGTTTGACCGGTAGAAGCGAACTCGAACGCGTTGGTGATCAGAGAGTATGCGCCGGTTGAGGCGCCGTCTACTAAGGCGTTCTCGTTCACCTTGAAGATGTTCGGCGTAACGAGCTCGTAGGTGCTGTCGAGCAGAGTGTTCTTTACGGTCTCAAGTATCGGGTTGCCGGTACCGCTTCCGCCGCCTCCGCCGCCGCCGACGAACTGCACGATGTTCTCGTTGTTGACGGTGCCGTACGTGCTTGATCCTCTCTGGATCGCGACCAGACCGATGGCGAACGTGTTGCTGAATGCTACCGGCTTAGTGGCTGCAGCTTTAGATGCGCCCGGTGTTCCGAAGCTCAGGAGAAAGTTTCCTAAGCCGTTGATCATCACCATGACCCATACCCACTGACCGTTGGTCATGGAAGGCAGGGTGTACGATGTGGCAAGCGTCAAGCCGGTTCCAGTGGCGACACCGGTGCTGGCGTTGAAGGTGATGCTTCCGCCGCCTGCGTAGCTAGGCATAAGGTTGTTGATGGGAGGAATTGTTCGACTGCGGTCTGTTCCCGTGTCTGACGGAACCGCGTCGTTGGTCAGCACCTCGATGCCGTCGATCCAGAGTCTCTGGTCGTTTACGTCGCCGCTTACCGAGTATCTCTCGTTGGAGCGAAGGCGCAGAGGAGGCGTAAGCTCATCGTTGATGAGGTTGAGTATCGCATCTAAGCGAATATCAGTCGTAGTGCTAAGCTGATCAAGTCTTGATCTTTGGCGTGCTTGGCGTGAGTCTAAGCGCAATGCCATTTGAGGGTCTCCCTGGTGACTTGTCGGGAGCATGACATAACGCCGTAGCGGCCGTGTCTCGTTAGCTCCCCGAGAACGTGTTACTTCTAATATACCACGCTCGATCGCTAGACGACCCGCTTATTGCAGCTGCTGGTTACAGACCTGCTAGCGCTATAACCATAGCCTGATCGCGCTCGATCCTGTACTCGAGCACGTCTCCCGTAACATAAGGATCGTCTATCGTTGCCAAAAGATCGATCTGGTTGGACTGTGTTCCCGCAGATCCGACCTCGTTGTAGTCGAGCCCAGCCTTGAGTTTCTGGCCGTTCAGCCACACCGTAAGCATGGCGTCTCCGACTGTGTAGTAGCGGATCGCACTTCCGGCCCTTGAATCGACCGGCAGGGTGACCGTCTGGGTTGCTGTGTAGTCTGCTGCAAGAGTATCAGACTCCAGATAGACGTTCGATGCCACGCCTACTAGACTAGGCTTGAACGTCATCTCGTCTGTTCCTGTGGCGACGCCGATTATCATTATCGCTTGCCCGTAGGTGTTAGGCTTAGACGTCGTGAGTCCGCCTGCTACACTTGGAGAGAGATAAACCGGTTGCCCTGGCGTAAACGACGAACCCGGTATCGTTACGATGCCGGAGGTGAGAACCAAGCCAGGATCTCCGTCGTTGATGATAGCGTACGCGATGCCGACGATCTTTGCTGAATTCGCAAGATCCGAGGCAGATGCCAGAACGATCTCGCCTGCTACTGCACCGGCCGCTACAACGCTTCCTGCTGCTATCGCAGATCCGGTGTTGTTTGTGAACTGAGACAATAAGTTAGGAACGCCTGATACGACGAGTTGATTGCCTTGGATCTGTACGGTGACGCCGTCGACGGCGACGCTTAAGCCGTTGGTCCCAGTGACTATCGCCCCTGCAGCGTCAAGCTTTGCACCGAGCTGATTGCTGCCGTCGATCTGAAGTGTGGGGTTTGTAGCCTCAAGCTGAACCTTGATGCCGTCTGTGTCTGTGACTATGGAACCTGTAGCGTCTAGCTTAACGCCTAGCTCGTTGCTGCCGTTGATCTCTAGCGTAGGATCTGTAGCTTCGAGCTGAACCAGTATCCCAGACGCGTCAGTTACGATCGCTCCTGCTGGGTCTAGCTTAACGCCTAATTCGTTGCTGCCGTTGATCTCTAAGGTAGGATCTGTGGCTTCGAGTTGGACCGCGATACCGTTCATGCCGACCACGACCGCGCCGACCGGATCGACCTTTGCCTGAAGCTTTCCAGAGTCGAACTCAAGACCAGGCGTTGCCGAAAGATCCACGGATATTGTATCGACTAAGATGTCGATGCCGTCGCCGCCGACTAAAAAAGAAGCTGGATTTGTTATGGATTCTGTGATGTCGATAGATGAAGGCGAGAAACTAGGCCGCTCATGGATGAGATGTCCTGACGTGTCGACCCATAAGCCGTTGTTTGCCGGATTCAAAGGATTCGACGCGGTAGGCGTGAACTCAAGCCCTAGAGGGTCGATGACACCCGTTACGCCCAAATCACCGTTGAGTTGAAGGGCCTTGTATCCGGCGCTCGCGTTGATCGTGACCGGAGTTCCGTCGTCGATGGTGATGTTCGCGCCCATGTCGTACGCTTGCTGCAGCGTGGTCGTTGTCCCTAGGTCTATAGTATAGAGACCACCCTTTGCAGCGAGCCTGAAGGCGATGACATCGCCGTCTACTAAGCCGTCGTCTCTTATGAAGTCGACGGACGCTTGGGCCGTGTTGACCGATCCAACCTCGTCGTAGTCGTTGCCGATCTCTAGTTTCTGACCGTTTAAGTAAACTTCAAGTTGGCCAGATCCTGTGATGTAGTAGGCTTGCACGCTGCCGTTGCGAGAGTCAAGCGGAAGCTGTATGGTGTACGGAGAGGAGTGGTTGCCGGACACCACGTAGTACTCTTCGTACACGGTCTGTCGAGCAAGATCTGCCATGTGGTGGCGGATCATCATCCCGCCCTGGACCGAGTATAGGACCACTACGTCTTGGTCGGTAGGAACCGACGCCGATGTCGTCACGTACAAAGCACCAGCAGCATCGCTGTCCTGATACGTGGCTGATGTCTGAAGGTTCGTGAACGTCTTCAAGGCTCGGCGATTGATCCTCACCCATACCGAGTAGTCGTCGGCTACGGTGATACCGCTGGTGAAGTTCGACACATCTATGCGGTTGTCGTTCGTGCTGCCCGGGATCTTGATGTAGACGTAGCCTACTGAGTCTAGGAAGTAGAGGTCGGTTCCGTCGTACCGAGTACCGACTGCTTCAAATACCGTGACGTTGCGATTCTGGCTGGTCTCGTACTCGTTCGACGTCCACGAGGTAGAGTTGAGGATCTTGCTTCCGTCCCACGAGTAGATCTCAGTCCCGCTCATCCTATAGAAGAGAACGATGCGGTTCTCTTGCAGAAGGAAGTTTGCGTCGAACCCGACTACGCTCGGTACTACCGCTGCAGATCCGTTGCGGTCTATGTCCACTACCACGGCAGTGTTTGCCACTAGTGTGTATGTTCCGGCTGCGGTTATCGACTGGCTGGCAGAACCAGGCTTCATGACGACCAGCGTGTCGCCGCTTAGTGTCACGATCTGATCAGACCCAGATCCCTCGTTCCTGAAAGTCATGCGACCCAGGATACGGAGTCCACGGTCCTGGACTCGATCGGCCATCATTGCCGTGAGTCTTGAGACTCTGGTCGTCAAGCTGTCGGTGCTGACGCTGTTGTAGTTAGAGTAGCCGTCCAGCATGTTGTTCGTTGCCTCTGGCACGACGTATACTGGATTAGTTTCTGCCAAAGAGCCCATGCCGATGAAGCTGAGGAGATTCTTCGTGTCTGGCTCGTTGATGTCGATCGTCTCGCCTTGAACGACCTCTACCGCGCCAAGCTCTGTCTTTAAGATTACTTTGGCGCATGTCACTGTCGCAGCAGACAGCGTAGGCGACAGTGCTCCGCCGCCGTAGGGAATCTGGAACTGCGTCAGGTTTCTGACGTTTACAAGATAGCTGCCGTTGATGTCTGGAACCGTAGGCGTGACACCTGCGATCACTACTTTCTGACCGGTTGCGAAACCGTGGTTCGCTGACTCTACTATGAAGCTTGAGCTGTTGTTTGCAGGTCTTGCCGCGCTGGTTACGACCGCCCAGCCGACAGTCGCTGACGACGTAGATCCTGTCGCGGTGGTCTGTATCGTGACCTCAGTTGAGCTGACGATCTCTACGATGTATGTTCCGTCAAAGGCGGTTCCGTTGCTTACGACTACCCGATCGCCCTCGACCAGGTTATGCGCTGCTGCGAAAGTGATCTTGGCGCTCTTGCCGTCTGCACTGTCGATCGTCGTGCTCGTGCGATCTTCTACGACGATGCCGCCGACCTTCTGGATGGTGTCGGATCTGCTGGCGAGCCAGTATAGGTTACCGCCTGCGTTGTACGCGGTGAAGTCGTCGCGGTCCGTGATCTGAACGTCTGAGTTCTCGTACACGCCTTTAGTGTACACGGCATTAGTGAGACCGCCGACCCCGCCGTAGACGTCCTCGAGCTTCACCGACAAAGCAGCACTTGCCGTAGTCTCGCTGCCCGATCCGTTCAGTGCGTTGTAGAAGCCGACGACCCTTGCGTAGAGATACTCGTCGTCGCCCTTCTGCTTGATCCAGTCACCTTTGGCGAGCGAGGAGAAAGATCCTGCTGCACCGTTGACGTACGCGGCACCGGTGATGAACGTGACCGGCGTGTCCAGCGGGTTGATCTTCTGGTTGCGCACCATCTGGACCCACATGATCTGCTCGTTTAGCAGGGTCTTGGTTCCAGCTCGGATGATGATGTCGCGGGGATCGTTGATCTTGCGATACTGGATGTCTTCGGTCCACGTAACCTGACCGATCGTGGTCTCGCTGTGCTGCCACTTTCCTTTTGACTTCAGGCTAGAAGCAAGGGCATCGTCGAACACGTTCACGAGACTGAGGTCGCCTGTGCTCTCGTACCAGTACGTAGTACCGGAGAGCTCGACGAGCTTCGTCATGACCGCGTCCATCCAGTCCTTCAGCGTCTCGATGTTCTTGTCGCCGCCAAAGAAAGGAGACGGAAGAGCGGCGCTGTTGATGGTCGACGGCGGCTCGCTTCGAGCATACGGAGCAGACGGCAGAGGAGGAAACTGGAAGCGCGCGTTTGGATCCGGAGACGTTCCGCCGGTCCCAAGTCGATACATCAGGTTCCTGCAGTCGGTGATCTCTGTGATAGAGGTGCTGTAGTTGACTTTGGCTACAGGGATCGTGCCCTGCGGGAAGCCTGCGGTCGATACACCGGCTTGCACTATGAGAACGGCCTCGGTGTTGATGGTCTGGTTGAACTCGCCACCTTCGCCGCCGTTTAGATCCACGTCCCAGAAAGCCCTGGTGTCCTGTGCCGCACCCACGGTGCTGAGCGTAAGGTAGATGTAGTTGACCGCACCCGGTCTCAGTTCCTGGCCCAAGACCAGCGGCTGAGACAGCGCGTTACCTTCTGGAAGGCCGGAGAAGAAGCTTCCAGCAGCGGCTGTAGGATCGTAAAGTACAGAGTCTGCTACTCTTATCGAGATGCTGTTTGTGCCTATGGAGTTCGGGGCATCGATGACCTCGAAGCCCTTGAGGATGACCGGTCTGCTGCCAACGAAGCTTCGCACAAGCTCCTTGAAGTCTGACGCTACGTAAGATTGTATCGACAAAAAGTCCGCGAGATCAACGCGCTGCTGCGAACCTACGAGCAAACGGCCTAGTACGGACATACCCAACTCCCGAGAATCTTAGAATATTTTAAGTCTAAAGCTGTCATGCTTGCTTCCATAGGCAACTGTTAAATTATACAGCATTTAACGCCAGTCTCATAAGCCAAGGAGATCGTCGTTCTCGCTGGTCTCTGAGTACACGTCGAACTCAGAGTAGTAGAGCGTCGGGTACCGCACCACGTACTCTAGGAAGAGACCTACGCTCTTGACCTGGTTGATGAGATCTTGAAGGATCTGTCTTGCCTTAGCTGGATCAGAGATGTAGAATGCATACTCTTTACCTAAGCCGCTCATAACATAGGCACCTTTGCGGCGTATGGCTGTCACAGTCGACCCAACAGAGTGGTTGTACTTGAAGACATAAGCCGGATCAAGCGCGATGTTTCCCTCTGAGGCTTTGTAGAGGTATCGAACGGGTCCTTCCTGCGTGTTGAGACCGTAGTCGAATATCAGAAAACCCTGCTCGTTCGGCACGTTGTTCGGAGTGTCTATCGCAAGGTTCAATACGATGTTGCCTGCGTCTATCTCCTGTGCGGTGACGCCGACGTACGAAGACACTATGAAAGGTGCCGCCGTGTCGTACATATAAGGGCCGAAGATCCCTGAGTTTGCTATGGACGACGTCAGATACACGGGAGATCCGGCGTCTGCGAGACCGATGCGCTCGATGCGGACCTTGCCAGAACTTACGACCGGTGTCGCGCCGCTGCTCGACTGACACCTGAAGGTGTTCGCGCTCACGACGTCTATGAGCTCGAAGATGCCGTTGAGCGAGAGTCCAGGAGCGGGCACGTCGTAGATCTTGACCGAGCCGTCTGCCTCTATGAGGTGAGGTGTGGTCGTGGTGACCGTCAGTACGCCGCTGCTGTCTGACTGAGCAGACGAGACGATCAGTTCTTGAACGCCTGCGGCAACCGGCAGAGCCGGCGATATCCCAGACAGCAGGTATCCGCCCGTGACAGCGGTCTTGGAAGAATACGAGAAGCGGTTCTCTTTGATGTCGAAGCCTGTGTCGATGTTGAGCGTCGTGACCTCGTCCGTGGTCGGCGTGATGATCCGACTCTTGACCTGGTCCAGCGACTGTATCACGAACTGACCGGCCGACGGCCAGTCTTCTGCCCGCTCGTCGACCGTCATCGAGGTGTCAGAGTTTCTGTCGAGCATGATGCTTATGGGACCGTTGAGGTGGGCGGATCCCTTGAGCTTGCGCCGCACCACCGGAGGAGTCGCCGGCATCTCGATGACGATCTCGCCGGGCTTGACCTCCCATACCACGGACCTGTTGTCGCGAGTGTAGACGACCGACCGCTCTGGTCTCACGAACCTTACGTAGAAGCCGGGGTTCGTGGCATGGTTGAAGACGCCAGGGGTCGCGAGGAGGTTCTGAAACTCGAAGTACGACTCGGTTATGTTTACCGCGGTGACGGCGAACGTGCCGCTGTTTCCCGGCATATCGACCACGACGTTGTCGCCTACGTTTATGAGGAAGATGTTTGGTCCTGTTCCGCCGGTGTGGGTGAACCTTACCGTGTCACCGATCTTGGTTATGGTCCAGATCGTGTCGCTGCCTGAGCCGGTTCCGTCGACGATGCCCGGAAACTTCAGCGAGATGTCGGCACGACCGCCCTGGATCTCTATAGAGCCTTTGGAGCCGATGGTGCTGGTGAAGATCCTCACGTAGTCGCGTCTCGAGATCTTGTCCTCGAAAACGATGCCGAAGCTGAACTTGGCCTGACGGTTCACGGCGGCCACGATCTCGGCTGCGGTCGCGTTAAGCGGATCCTCGAAGTCCAAGGCAGAGAAGATGATCTTCTCCTCGTTGACACCGTCTACCAGATACTGAAGCTCCCAGCCGTCCTTCATCAGGAACGGACCGTAGATGCTCGACTGGGTAAATGCGGTCGTTGATTCCTTGAAGAAGAAGATGTCCAAGAGCTGGTCGACTATGTTCTTGACCTGCTTAGGCTGATACGCGAGTATCGGTATGTACTTGCGCAGCGTGGGGTCGTCCATGCCTACTACCTTAGGTCTTGAGACCTTGTAGTTCGCGGCCAGGCGGTCAAGGTATGGCCTGTATGCACTAGTGATGAAGAACTGTTTGCGCACTTCTTGAACGAGGTCGGCGATGTCCTGGTCGGACTCGCCTATGGCCTCCACTATAGCCTTCCAGTTAGGGTTGGCTCTCGTGTTGAAGTACGGGTTCAGCTGATCGTGTATGCCGTCTACTGCTGTAAGCTTGTTTGCCATGTTTCACCTCACGACAAGCTGATGAGATCTGGTGCTGTCAGCGCTTTCTCGTTGTCGTAAACCGCGATCCGCTCGAGCGTCGGCGAAGGAGTCGTGAACGTCACCGCGTCTACGCCGGTGATGTCTTTTACCCTTCTTATGATCTCCGACAGAACCACGTCCTCGCCTACGCCCAAGGATGAGATGTAGCCGATAACGGTAGACTTGATGTCGTTGGTGATGTCGTTGAGGTTTACGCCGTCTCCGGTTGCGATCCTCAGTGTCATGCTGATCTGCTTGATGAGCGGCGGCAGCGACTCGATGTTCGATCCAACGGCCCTTCGACCTGGGTAAGTCTCGATGTCTGGCTCGTAGCCGTCGATGATCCTCTGGACGGTTCGCATAAGGCCTGTGTAGTACGAGTAGCCGTCTACGCCGGTTGCGATGGCCGTAGGGAAGCTCATCTTGCCCATAGACATGATCCTGGTGCCGTAGTCGACAGACATCTTGTAGACACGGTCGTCTGCCGTCATGTACACTAGACGCTGGTCCGAGTTGAAGCGACTGATCGCCGTGTTCTCGACCACGCGCATAGTGTCGTACAGTGCGGTCTCTGCCTCAAGGAGATAGAGGCCTGTAAGACTCACAGACAGCGCCACGTCCTGCTGCGATATCCCGCTGACGTTCGTGACCGTCACGTACTGGCGACGATCTTCTGGATCGCTGCCCCAGTCGGTGGTAGGTCTGTTGCCTGAGTTAAGCTGGCTGAACCAGCTGGTGTTGGTTATGGAGTCGACTATGAGCCTATCGCCAACTACAGTAGAGTCACACTCCACGATCCTGAGATCGTCGACGCTCAAGAGCTCGGTGCCCTGATCTACGTCTGTCTCGAAGTTGGTCGTTACACCCTGGCTCGCACCCGAGACGCCTCTGTAGTTTTGACCCAGTATCATCGTGGTCGCAAGCGACGGAGTCGAGGGCGACAGCGAAACGACCTGAGCAAAAGCTGTGTCGTCTTCGTCGATTCCTTTGACCCATGACCCTACCGAGACGTTGCTGAAGGCGCCTGCAACACCGGTGACCGTGCTGGAGCCGGTGACCCAGGTTGCGGTCTTGTCTGTGTAGTTTAGGAGCTTGTACGTGTTGAGCTCTTCCTTGCCGCCTTCGTTTTCAACGATGATCGAGTCGTTCTCGACCGCGCGTATGCGGAATCGTCCGCGGTTGTCTGCCTTGAAGGTGCTGCCAGAGATCTCGACGAAGTCGTCCACGCACGCACCGCAGTCCGCGAACCTAGGGCTGTTGCCTTGAGTGCGCTCGATCCTGAAGAGGTTCTTGAAGCCGAGGCTACTGATGCGATACCGCGTCACGCTAGAGCTCGCAAGCAGACAGTTTCCTGAGTAAGTGCCCGCAGACGCGCCTGTGCTGAAGGTGAAGACATAAGGACTAGACGTAGACACTACGGTAACGTTTCCGTCGAGCGCAGACGTGTCGCTGATCGCTACGCTGTCGCCTACGCTGAAGCCGTGAGGAGCAGTGAGCGTTGCTGTGGCGGTTCCGGCGGCAACTACGATAGTCACCGCACGAAGAGCCGCGTGCTTGACCCTGAACCTTGTGAATATGGCAGGCGCAACGTCGAGCTGTCCGGTGGCTCCGGTGAACTTGTTCGACATCGCCCGACCGTTGGGGTTGATGACGTCCATGTACCTGCTGGTCGCGTTCACCGCAAGGACCGGAAAGCCCGAAGCAGCGAGAGACCCAGTGGCCTGAGACTGGTTGCCCATAAGCCAGTTTGCCGCAAGGTAGGTGTCGCCTGCCTTAGGCCAGACGTTCACTATGTCCCCAGGCTGAACTGACGCTAGGTTTGTTCCCGGTGTCACGGTCGACGTCATGAAAGCGACGAAGTTGCTGTTGGCCGCCAGAGCGATCGACATCTTAGACACGACGTCGTTTACCGTGTCTGTGCTGAGGATGTCGACCTTGATCTTGTGTGTCGAGGTCGAGTATGCTGTTCCGGTTGGTGCGGTGCTGTCGCCGTCGACCGCAAACCAGACCGCGTACGTTGCCGCCGTGACTGGTCCGAAAGGAGAGATCGTCGAGTAGGTCTGAGGCGCGCGAACCAGGAAGAAATCGCCCTGGTTCGGAAGCGAGTCTACGGTAAGCGCCACGTTGTACGCGACAGACGTCGTTCCTACGACGAAGTCATACGAGCGAAGCCTAGACGATATCGAGATGCTGGAGCTGTCGTAGGTGTCTGGCAGCGTGGTCTGCGTGGCGACGATCGTCGCCTTGCCACCAGAGTTGCTGACGAGATTCGATCCCGTAGACGCAAACTCGAACGTGTTGGTCAGCGGTGTCGCGGTGATGACCCACTCGCCGTTGAAAGCCGGAACGTCCGCCACACCCGAGATCACGATCTTCTGTCCGGCCACGAAGCCGTGCGAAGCAGACGTAGTGACGGTTGCTACGCCGCCTACGCGCGCTATGGAGTTGAAGTTCACGAAAGGTGTCTTTCCTACCGCCGTTGCCTTAGCGCCAGACTGAGTGTGCGTCCATCTCCAGATCGTGCCGGAAGCGGCACCGTAGCTGCTAGAGACATCAGACAGGCTCCACGTGGTGAACGGCGACGAGTTGATCGATCGGTTCCCTATAAGGTAACTGACGTTGCCGAAAGAGTCGTTGTAGACCTCTACCTTTGTTCCTGAGTCAGGAGCGAAGTATCGCTTAGCAGGCAGAGTGTTGTAGATCTTTACTGCGTCACCCTTGCTGAGCGTGTTGGGAAAAGCCTGAACCGCTGCTCTCAGGTATCGCACTGTTGCCGCGTCGTTCAGCTCGGTGCTTGCGGACCCTATCAGGTCCAGCTCTGCTACGTTCGCGCGACCGCCGACGATCTCTACGCCGCCCGCAGTTCCAAGCTTCTTGGATTTGACCTGCACGCGCCTGAAGTTGCCGGCGATGTCTACGTCTGCCACGATGGGGAGCTGAGACAGTGCTTTGTGCGTCAGCTGGTGCTTGACGTTCTTTATAGTCTTGGGCACGAGCTTGAAGATCTCGCCTACGTCGGCGGTCCCAGGATTTGGGCACGACGCCATGTCGTAGATCGTTGGCTCAAGTCCCTGAAGTATCAGGCTCTGCTTGAGTATGAACTGCGGGTTCGTGTTTGCGAAGATCTTGACGAACGACTCGCCGTCGAACATCTTCACGAACTCGTTCAAGTTAGACGACGGAGACGGGTTGTGTGCGTAGGATACGGCAAGCAGCTCTTCCTTGGTCGCCTTTGCTATGATGTTGGTGCCTAAGCCCACAAACGCCGCGGTCATGGTCTCGCTGGTGTTGACGACGTTGCAGATGTCGCTGACCGCAGTGGACAGCAGCGGATACATCACTATGCCCGAGTTCGACGCCGGTGCATCGTAGGCGTCGTTTGTCCCCGGCTGAGTTACTGCGATAGTGAAGCCTGTAGCGTACGGAGAAGATCCGTCCACTGCGGCGTCGCGTGCACCGTTGTAGTAGTTCGATATCAGCACCGTAGTCGTGCTTGAGGTTGCTGTAAACTCAGCGTCGGCGTCTACATATGCTGCGATCGTGCTTGCGACGTCGTTAGCAGAATCAGTCGGATTCAATATGACTTGAATCGCTCTGTCGCACCCGTGCGGAGGCATCGGGTTTCCGTTTACGTTCAGCCATACGCCCACGCTTCCGGCAGAGTCGTACAGCTTAAAGTAGGTGCCGCCGATAGGATCGCCGGAGTCTGTCTTAGCGTACGTGAACGCTACGCCGGTACCGTTGGCCGCGTCCTGAACCGGACCCACGAAAGCGTTTACAGCAGAGAACGTGCTGCCTGACGAGTAGACGGTGCTGAACTGAGGATCGCCGTTGACAGCCGTGCTGGTCGCAGCTGCTACTGCTGCAGCGGTGCTGCCCGACGTCAGGCCGGAGATCTGGACGTATCTTACCGCGCCAGACACCGAAGGCTGAGGAGTGGACCCTGTGAGGTCGTACCAGAAGACCACCGCACCGGTCTGATCGTAGAGGATAAAGTATCCGCCTGTGGTGATACCGGATCCTGCCGTGACGGTCACGTTCTGGGCCATGTTAGACCCTGCCGCAGCAACGCTGCTGACCGACACTTTATCGACCTGACCGACCGTCGTAGGAGACGCGGACGGGTTGTAGACGTCCACGTACTGAAGAGCCGGATCGACAGCGTTTACCCTGAACGTGCCGTCGTTTCCAGAAGAGATGCCTATAGACTCAGCAACAGACATCACGTCGCCGACCACCACGGTGCTGAGGTCTACGACGGTCTGAAACTGGTATCGGCATGTCTTCGTGTCTTGGTTGATCACGAAGCTTATGCCAGACTGTGCCGCAGCAGGAACGGATCCGTTGAAATTGTTCGTGACCGACACGACGTTCCCTGACGCGGTCGCAGTGAAGCTGTCGTCGTTGTCGACTGCGAAAGCGGTCTTAGCCGCAACCGCCGTAGCAGTGTCGCCTGTGACCACGGTGCCGATCTTCACGTACCTTACGGTGACGCCTGAGATGGTGACCGTAGGCTGAGATCCAGACCCGTTGACCGCGTACCAGAAGACCACGGCTTTGTTAGAGGCTTCGTAGAGGTAAAAGTAATCGCCGCTCGAGACCTCACCGGATCCTGCGCCTTGTGCTGTGGTCGCGATGGTCTCGATCTTTCTTACCGAGAAAGTGGACCCACCGATGATGCCGGTGGTCCTTGCGTCGTCTGATCCAAAGTAGTAGGTGGTGGTCGTGTACTCTGGGTTGTTCGCGTGCTCTATGCGCGCACTCTGCAGCGGCGCAGACGGATAGTCTATGGAGAACCGATGACTGTCGCCGATCGGCCCGTACTCTTTTGCCCTGAGGATCAAGGTCCCTTCGCTTGACGCCGATCCGCCGGACCGATACCAGTTACGGCTCCTGAACCACACCGCGTAGTCTTCGAAGTTCGTGCTCGTAGGAGCGGACGTCGACCACACCGTAGGCGTTGCGAAGGTGATGCCTGCCTCGTTGTCTGCGTCAGTAGCTGAGAACTGACTGTTGGTCGGCGCGATCTGCGAGTTGACTCGACCGGTTCGCCAGAAGTTGACGTTGATGGTCTTGTTTACGGCGTCGCCGTCGAGCACGAAGACGATCGAGTCGTCGGACGAGAACGACAGCGACTTAACGAGCTCAATAGAGTCGCCTGAGAGATAATCGAAAGACGTCTTCGGCGTGACGCTTCGTATCGACAAAACGTTCCCGCCCTGGATCTCGACCGCGTTCTTGAAGAGGGATTTGTTCGCGCCCGAGGTGACGTTGACGATATCGTCGTACGCAAGGTCTGATGTGTTGAAGAGCGCCGAGTTCAAGGTGGACGACGTGTACGCCGCGTCTGCCGATATGGTTCCCTTGACGTCGGTGTATCTGGTCCTGTCTAGGAGCACTGTGTTGGATGAGGTCCTCTTGACGTAGGCGCCGCGCTTGAACCACGTCAGCATATCGGCCGAGCTTATGCGGCTAGCGACGTGCGACTGATTGCCGAGCTCTGAACCCTGCTTGGTGTCGAAGATGAATGATAGTTTTCCGACCGACACAGGAATCGCTATGGCGCCGTCGTTCTCGGTGGTGCTGGTCGCTTTTATGGAGTTGGTCTTGAAGATCGAGCCCTTGACGTTTGCGAGGTCGTTGTCGAACGACGTCACCATCTGCTGAAGGGTGATCGGCACGGTGTTGGAGACGTACTCTGCTCTCCAGACCTGAGGATAGGCGTCCGAGCCGAAGACCTGAACGTCATCCTCGAACGTGACGTCGTAGTAGTCGGACACAGGCTCAGCGCTTGCCCCGACGTTGACCACGTCCACGTACGTGTCTACGCCAGCAGAAACGTGCGAGCCCTTCTTGACGATCCTGAATAGACCTGAGTTGTTTAGACTAAACCAGTCTGCCGTCAGCGATTTATAGGAGACGTAGATGTAATCGCCGACCAAAGCTCCTTGGAATGTGTTGCTGGTGTCTGCCGTGAATCTCATGTATCCGGCACTAGGTACGGTGACCTTGATGCCGCTTCCGATGGCAGGAGAGACGTCGCCTCTTGGCTCTACGTTCAACCCGTCAGCCACGACGACCATCTCAGAAGGCCGTCCGCTTGAGTCGGCGCTTAGGTCGTATGTGCCGATGTTGGTCGGCGTGGAGGTGATGTAGCCTTTGGCGTCTGCGTTGCCTGCAGTGATAGAGTCTCCGGCTACGGCAGGAACCTCGAGCTTCAGGTTCCCTGTCTGTCGGTTTAGGCTGAAGTCAGACGAGGTGCCTTCGTCGTACGTGCTGATCCCAGAGAACCAGTCGTCGATGTAGGTTCCGCCGACGATCTTGAGCGAAGAGCTCGATCCGGTCTTGTTTGATCTGATCTGTATCTTGGCGTTCGACGTGGCGGTCGCGGTGATTCCGGCGAACTTGGCGTTTATGGCATCAGCCCACTGAAGAGGCGTCACAGCAGATATCGGTATGCCGCCAAAGTCGCCGCTGGTGAAGTATCCGGTCTGAGACGGCGTTCCGTCGACCGATATGACCAGTGTGCCGCTGGAGATCAGCGACGGCCAAGGAGCAGCGAGTGTGACCAGCGTGGCTGCGGTCTCTTTAGACCTGAGCAAGACGTTGTTCTTGTAGAGAGAGATGTACGAGTATTTGTTGGTCGGAAACTTCAGCGCGTCGTTCGCGTTTGTCACTCCGCTCGGAAGCGTGGATGAGACCTGTATGAACTCTGCGCTGAAGTCTGTAGGGTATATGAGAAGTCGCGTAGAGTCTTCAGACAGCCTACATCTGAAGTTGTAGCCATTGTCGTTTGCCTGAGCGTTTATGGCGATCGCGATCTCGATCAGCGTAGCCGACGCGATGTTGACGTAGTCGCGAGAGTAGACGATGATCTCTTGCTCGACCTCGTCCACGGCGACCACGAGCCTAGATCCTGCCACGAGCTCTATCGGTCCAGGGATCTGGTTAGAGATCTGAGGCCTAGGAAGCGGGAAGTTTGAGAGCTGGAGATACTGCTCGCCGCCGCTTGCCGATGCCAGAAGAACGTCCACCGACTGACCGGCGGTCGTAGGCTGAAAACCAGAGCCGTCGTCGATGTAGACGAGCGAAGGCTCGCCGTACGTGGTCGGCTCCTGGATAACGGCAGACGAGACCTGCTTGCCGTCCGAGGAGTCGGACACTCCGACGATGGCAGACAGTATCGCGGCGCGAGTTCCTCTAGACAAAGTAGCCGAGTAGTTCTTGAGCCTCTCGCGAAGGTCGTCGTCTGACTCAGTGTCTCGACCGCTTGCGAGGACCGAGGTGTTAGAGACCAGAGCCGTAGCGAACGGCAAAGAATCGAACGTCGTGATCGAGTTTATGCCGGCGTTGCTCTGAGCGCCTGAGTTTTCCGCTATGATGGGTATGCTGTCGACCGTGTCTTCGCCTGCCGGAAGGATCGCGTCTCTGAGCGTCGTGTAGAGGATCTCAGGAGTGACATTGTTGGACGGTATCTTGACGATCGTTCCTGAGGGTATGAGCTTGTCGATCGTGCCCTGCGCGTCGATGACCGTGTCGGACGTGAGGTGGTCTTTCTGAAGCGCAGACGCCAGGTTGATGGTGTAGAAGCTTCCGTTGTCCACGATCGACGTGTACGAGATCGGTCCCTCGAACTGCTGGGTTCCGCGGCCTATGAAGAGCGTCCCGGTCGATGCCCATCCTGAGGCGTCGTTGACGTAGATCTTGGTGGCGCCCGCTATAGGAGCCGGTTTCACAGCGTACAGCGTCGTGGCTCGCTTGGTGATGCTAGAGTCTTGAATCTTTATGAAGCCCGTTGCTTTGGCTGAGGTTTTTCTTGCAAGACCGTAGTCTGCGGCTCTGGCGTCGAGATCTGAGTTCTTGAGCGCGTCGATGTTCAGCGTCTCTAAGACGTTGAGTATGCTGGCACTGTTCTCGAAGTCCTGCGCCGCGACCGCCTCCAGCAGCGTCAACAGCACCGAGCCAGGATTCAAATCATTTACCGGAGTGTCCGCTATGATCTTGCGAGCCAGTTTTCCAAGAATCTCGTTGTAACTTTGAAGACTTACAGCCATCACCTGCCTCTTACTGCGGTACGTTTATGCTGAAGGAAATGGGGATCACGTTCCCTGAGCTGCCGGTTAGAACCACGCCCAGACTCACTGCATAGCCGGCTGGACCAGCTGATCCGCTGCTTAGATATTCTACCGTTAAGAAGTCTAATCTGCTGAAACGCGGGTCGCTCTCTATCTTTCTTGATATGTTCTCTGCTATGGTGGATCTTACGCCCTCTGGGTCAGAGTTCTGGGTCCCCACTATCTCCGGGATGCCGTAGTCAGGGTGCCTGAAAAGATCTCCGGTAGATGTCGCTATGAGGATCTTGAGGGCCTGCGTCGCGTTGTCTGCCCCGTACGACAGCTTAAGGTCGCCCGAGTTGTCGAGGACGATGTCGCCCATGCTGTCTAGCGCGAAGTCTACGCCGGCGTTCTTCTCGTCCTGGCTCTTGCTCCGAAGGAACCACGGCGTCGGCTTGTTTAGGCCCGCAGGAAGTGGATCGGTGGACGGGATGAGGACGTAGAAATTACTGTTGACGGTGTTCGGGGCAAACACCCTGATGTAGGCGTTGTCTCCCGATTTGTATCTGTCGAGATCTGCCTCGCCGCTGAGCTGTATGGTGAGCTCTCCCGATATAGGCGTCTCTTTTATAGACGTTATTACCCTCTGGTCTGGTATCGACTCGACGTCGGACTGTATGATGACGATCTGGTTGACGTAGACCTTCTCTTTGTTGGGTCTAGCGAAGGCGTCCGTGGCAGCGATGTTGATGGAGTCGTTCCTGGCGTTCGACACCAGCGGGATCTTTTGGCCCACCTCATCGACGTACGGAGGCTTGAGTCCGTTAGCGATTGCGATGTCTATCCAGCGATCGGCGTCGCCCATGGTCCTAAGTGCAAGACCTTGCAGTGTTTCTCTGTAGTTGAGTTTGACGAGCGATCCTGACGAGTAGGTGCCGATGTCGATCTCGGGGTTGTTCGCGTTGGCCCTGGCAAAAGCGAAAGGGTCTACGTACGCCGTGGTGTTGAGTATGGTCTCGTTTGCCAGGATAGAGTCTACGGCGTTTATCCCCTGCTGGAAGAGATAAGAGCTCTCGAGCTCGGGTATGGACCTGTCCAGCAGCTTGGGCAGCGAGCTTCTGTCGTATATGGAGTTGTAGGTGTTGTCTGATGCCCCGATGGAGTCTGCGATCGCGTCCCTTCCTGCTGTAAGAAGCTTTCTGATGCTCAAGAATGAGTTCTTCTTGAAGTTCGAGACCCTGTCGATCTCAGACTGGACCACACCTTCTTCGGTTGAGGAGACGTTCACGTCGTCGACGTACATATTATCGAACACAGAGTAGTAGTTTGCGACCATGGATTTGTTGTTGGCCGCCTGACGCACTGCAGGAGTCTGGTTTCGTATGATGTCGATGAACTTGTCAAACTCGCGAAGCTCGTGATTGAACTTCTTCAAGTCGTAGTAGTCTGACGCGTTGCTGACGACTGTCTCTCGCATAGTCGACCAGTTGACGAGGATGTAGTCGAACCTCAGGTTCGCAACTGCCGGAACATCGGACAGCTTCAGTCGATCGCTCGACTGGACCTTGGCCCAAAGAGACAGATCTGACAGCGCTGCGTATGCTGACTTTACTGAGTCCATCACCTACCACGTATGCTTTTGAGTGTGTTTAATGCGCCCTTCGCGTTGCTCACAGTGTCGCTGAACCTTGCAGCAGCAGACGGTGCAGACTCTTGAAGACCGAGCATCTTGAGTCTTTCGTCGTTTGCCGTAAAAGAGCCGCTCAGTATAGGGCTGAGATTGTATGCTCTAAGCTGTATGCTGTAGTTGTAGAGCATAGGGTTCTCTGCCGTTCGCTCGAGCGTGAATCTCTGAACGACGCACGAGTACTGGTTGTTGTCCTTGAAGTTGATGAAGTACAGCGGCGTCTGGTTGCTGGACTTCGCGTCCAGCTTCTCGTCGGACGGCGATCTCATCTTTCCGCTTGCTGCGTACTTTTTGTGCGCCAGCAGGAACCGGTAGAGGTTGTGGAACGCCGCGTACCCGCTTTTCTCTATGCTCAAGCCGGACTCGAAAGGACCCTTGTTGTTTCCTTTTACCGCGTTGACGACCGCCGTGGCCTGGTTTACGGCCTTGTTGATCTTGCCTATTAGACCAGAGGCAAATCCGCCCAAGACGTCAGACTTTATGAAAGCGCTTGAGCTGAAGGACTCGCGGCCTGCGGACGGAGTCAACGGGTTCTTGTCGTAGTACGAAGGAGCGAAGCCTGTGGTGCCTTGTATGGCGATGTCGAAGTAGCGCTGCTCAGAGTGCTCCTCGACCGTACCGTACAGCGTGGCGATAGTGTTTGTGGCAAAGTATGTTGATATCGTTAAGTTTTGTGGGCTTATCGGAAGGAAGAAGGTCGTGTACGGGCCGTCGTCCACCTTTGCCTTGAACGCGTACGGCGTAGACTTCAGCCAGTTAGAGTTCTGAGTGTAGTCTGGAGAATAAAACGTTTTCACTAAAGCAGTATAGGCGTCTTCTGTGTTCTTGCTGGAAGACGACCTGGGCGAGGCCATACCGCTTGCGGCTGCGCCGAGTGCAGTTTTTACTTTATCTAAAAGACCCATACTAACCCCCAGCTATAATGATAACATGAAAGACTATAAGCTGCCTTTTATAGAGGAAAGTTTACTCTTGATGGCCTCGATCTGGGCCCAAGTAGGAGCAGACTTCACCGGCGAGCATGGCCCAACCGGCGAGCTCACCACAAGCGTTCCTACGGCGTCGATCATCTTTATGATGCTGTCTAGCAGCTCTACGCCGCTGGATCCTATGGCGATCTTGCTGCCTTTGATCTTCACTGATTTGCTGGCGTCCACCGAGAACTCGGGCGACTTTATCGTGGCGGATTTGTCCGCTGCTATAGTCAACACAGACGACACGGTCGATATGGACTTATCGTCCTGCTTGATCGTTACGGTGACGTCACCAGACTTTATCGTCAATGTTTTGGCAGACTTGTCGATCTTTATGGACTGCGGCTTATCGGCTCCGTCTGAGACCTCGTATGAGCCCTTGTCGTCGAAGGCAAAGTAGGATCCTGCTATCTTATCGTCGTACTTGGCCGCAGGGACAGACTTACCGCCGCTCACTGACTTCAGATCAGGAACGGTCGTCGGTGTTCCTTTAAACTTGATCTTGTAAGCGCCTTTGTCTGAGATGGTAGTTTCGAGCCCGTTGTACTCTGACGCGTAGGCAACGCCTGACTTTATCTTGGTCTTGTGCGCTGGATGTTTTATGGCGCCTATTATGAGGCCTTCGTTAGGCGAGCCGTTGATGTGCGTCACGGCCACTATCTCGCCGACCCTGTTGGCATAGGATCTAGGAATTGGGTCTTTGGTCTTGTAGTCCCACGTCCTCATGCCCCATTCTTCGTAGTTGTACGCGTCGCCGAACTTGCTCATGACTTTACAGTTCAGCACGTACTTTAGGCCGATGTGCTGGACTTCTACTGCGTACAAGGTAGTGTCGTACTTGCTGTCGTACTTTGCCGTTCTTACTATCCCGATCCTGACGTCTGCGCCTATGACACTCACAGACTGCGCCTGAGGACTACCATACAAAGACGAATCTCGTATTATCATTATTGCCCTCTGTTGGCGTCTAAGTAAGTAGTTTTAGTTGAATTCTTCTTGTCGGCCGGAACGTCTGTTGATCTAGTCGATACGCCAAAAGAGCCTGGACCAAGAAGTTTCTCTGCCTTACTGTCTGTGACTATTCCGCGTACAAAATTGACCGTCGTTATAAAGGATCTTGAACCATTTTCCATGTAAGAGAACCTGTGAGACACAGACTGAACATGGGCAAGCACCTTGAAATCTGCGCTTGTTTTCTTGGTTGCGTCTTGTTCTTTAGTGTAGTTGAGATCGCCGAAAACCTCAGAGTCTATTAGGATGTTGTCGCCTACGCCTATGTAGTTGGCCTGACCAAGTATGGTTATGGTTCCATTCAGCATCTTGTGGCAGTCAAAGAACCATCTGCGAAGCACAGGAAGCCAGTTTGTAAGAAGATAGTACGCCCCTGCTCCGCTTCCATCTGGAGGAAAGAAGATCGTTGAGAAAAACAAAGGCTTAACGCCGTATCTGGCAAAAGATGCAGGATCGGGCTTTGTGGAGCTTTTGGTCTTGGCGTCTGCAAGCAGAGACTGACCTCCGTCTTGACCAACAAGAGTACCGGAAGGAAACTGCGGCATTATCTCTATGAAGTTGACCACGTCCTCAGCATTGTCTCCTGCTTCTACTGCTAGCACAGAGCTTTTACTTATGCCCACTTTTCTTACATTAAAGAAACTTGATATGATTTTAGGATCGCCTTCTCCCTCTGCAGAAGCCTGACCTGGCAGCCAGAACGGCTTGACTCTCTTGTACAGAGCAAACTGCGGCTTTCCTTTTTCTGACTCCCACCTAAGATCTGCCACCAGCTCGTTGACCACGTCGTTGCAGTGCACAGACATCAACTGCCACACAGAGTTTGTGCCGATCAAGCGGGAAGGATCGACAAAACCAACGGACTCTATTTCAGCAGACGAGTATCGGTCTTTTCCGACGAGTTTTCCTGCGACTATGTTTATTGAAGATGCTAGGGTAGACTTCGATCCTTTAGCAATTTTATTGTAGAGCTCTTTAGGGAGTATGAACTCCGATATGGGAGCAAACCTAAGAAGCTCCTTGTTCCTACTTGCTGCAGAAGCAACGCCCCAGTAGTTTCTGATCTTCTCTACCAGATTTAGCGTAGAGGTCTTTGCCTCGAATGCGTCTTTGGTGAGCGAAACGAAAAGATCTTCAAAACCTAATCTAAGCGCATTCTGCAGAACTGAATCTGTTCTGTTTGTTACCGCAGAGTCTATGTAGATGCAGGATTCTAGAGCAGCGCCCCAGTCTCTTCCCACAAGCGTGTACGTCGTGTTTCTGGCACCAGTGCTCTGATCTACTGACACGCCTACTCTCACAGAGTCTATCATGCCTATCATCTTAAGTGTCTCTATGGACGATGAGTCTAGATCTTTCTGGGATATAGGCCTGGGTGACATGTGAATCTCGATCCAGCTGCCTAAAGATATGAGCGATACCCAGTTTTTAGTGGGGGCGAGCGATATCTCAAACCTGCCAGATGGGCTTGCTTTGTTCTTGGACGTCGATATAGACACTATAGATTTTGTGATGTAGATCTTTTCTACGTCTTGCGACGATATGGCGCTGGCGCCACTTCGATCCTTGTAGTTGTAGACCACTATTCCAGCTGTAGGGTTTTTTATCGTCGCCACTTTGTGCCGCCTTATTTACCTTGCACTTTTGTTCTGTCAAGGAATCTCTGATCCACAGGCATGCTGCCGGAAAGCATCGGCGTTATCGCCGTGACCAGCTTATCTACGGCGATATCGAACTTGCCTACACTTGCATCGAATCCACTGGCATCAAGCTTCATGGCTTCGGCTGCCTTAGCGCTTTCGGTCGCTGCCGTCAAAGCGTTCATGCTGGTGACGACACTCTCCATCTGAGTCGATATCGCGTCGGCGAGTTTATCCATGCCGCCAGCAAGTCGTCCAGCGTCTACTATCTGACTGGTCTGACCTCTAGCTTGAGACTCTCTCATGCGTCTAGCAGACTCTGCTCCGCCAGTGAGAGGACCTAGACCTTTTCTTTCTACACCTTCGCCTTCGCCGCCGAATGCCATAAACTCAGCAGCACCAGCACCGTATACATTTCTTATAGTTTTTATAGTTTCTTTATCTAAAGACTCAATGCCCTTGCCTGAAGTTATTGCTTGACTTATTTTAGACAACTGCTCTGGAGATATTAAGCCCGCAGCTCTGCCTGCGATCTGTGAGGTAAGTCTTTCTGCTATTATCTTTTTTGTGATCTCAGGATCATATACGCCTTTTTCATTAACGAAAGCCGAAGGCGCCTGTAGTCCAGCAAGTACACCAGCAGGAACCTCTTTTCCCTCGTACTTAGAAAGTTCTCTCATCTGAGTTCGCATAACTTCTATCGGAGTAGATAGAATAGCCGCTCTTCCTAACGGATCTTTCGACAAACCAGGCGAAATCCTGCCAAGTCCTGCCATGGCCGACATCGTGGCAAAGTCTATTCCCGTTGTAGTGGCCATCTGCGACAGTCTGCCTAGACCAGACATAACCTGTGCCTGCTTCAGCATCTCGTCTCTAGGAAGATCTTTTAGTTGTTGCATGCCGAACGCCATCTGAGCGCCGACGATAGGTGCAACGCCTACGCCTTTTGATGCGGCGTCTCTAGACAAAGCTTGAACTGACTCGAACATGCCGCTCAAAGACTTCGCGTCGTCGACTCCTCGAGCAACTGCGGCCGCGAGAACGTCTTCTACGTCTTTTTGACCGCCGCCTGTCTGTGCCATCTGGCCTATTCTGCCCATGTACTCTTGAGCGCTCATGACGCCGAGCGACTGAAGCTGACCGGCTCTAGATACTGTAGACAATTGCGTTCCAGCACCGGCTCTGGTAAACTGAGCACCGATGGCTCTTGCACCGACACCGTACAGCGCGGCGCCTTCTTCTGGTGTCAGACCCTGACCCGCTAGTGTCTCTATTGCTTTCTGAGAGGTTGCGCCTCCGTACATTCCAGAGAAAGCAGATCCAGCGCCCATCATCGACTGATAAGCAGACATTCGATAGTCTACGAACCTTTGTCTGGTGACGTCAGGGACCTGGTTGACGGTGTCCATGAGCTGTTGGTACTGCTGAGCAGACAGCTGCTGCTGCTGACCGAACGTGATGCCTTTTCCTATCCTTGTGGCGCCTGTGGTAGCAGACGCGATGTCTCCTGCCGTGCTTGCTCCAAGCACAGGGGCAAGCAGTCCGCCGGACGCGTACATAGCGAAACCCTTTAATCCCGCCGATGCCACGTCTAAGCCTACGTCTGCTCCTGCTGCGGTGACTGCTCTGTTTCCGTAGGCTCTACCGAAAGCAGCGGCTGCGTCTTGCTGTCGGGTCATAGCTCTCCTTAGAGCAGCCATATCGCCCTGAGACGCAGCGTACTGATCAGTGTATCGCTGGTTGGCGAACTGCGCGGCGCCGAGCCTAACGTTCATCTGCTCTACGTCTGCACCGACGCCGGCGTAAGAAGCTACGCCTACAACCTGTCTCGCTATGTCTATTCCCATCATCATGCGGCCAAGTCTTCCGCCTCCGCCTCCGCCTTGGCGCTTCATCTCGTCTACGAGATCTTTCTGTTCCTTGAGCGCATCTTTGTTTGCGCTGAAGGCCTCGCGCATATCTTTTGAGACGTCGCCGGTGCGCTTGAACTCTTCGTTGAGCGCAGCGAGTGTCTTCAGGAACTCTTGCTCTCTGTTCTTTAACTCCGCTGATTCCTGTCTGAGCGATCCGGTGGCACCAGATGAAACGCGCTGACTTAGTGCGCTTTGTCGCTGTTCTTCTAGTATCGCAGCCTGTATCCTAGCACCAGATTCTTGCATGCCTGAGACGCTGATGCCTCTTCTGTTCTGAAGCCCCATGGCCTGCTGAAGTGCGGCTTCTTTTCTTCGCTTCTCTTCGAAGATCTGAGCACGATTGAGATACTCTTCTTGGCCGCCAGGAGTCGATATGAGTTGAGCCGCTTGCTCTAGCTCTATGCCTGCACGGTGTCGAGCTGTGCGCGTGCGCTCGTAGCCCCTCATCAGCTGAACGTCTGATGCCACGCCTGCGTAGCGCTCAGCCTCAGCCATAACGTTAGGATCGCGCCCCAGTGTCTTAAATCCAGCTTCGGATCCAGCGACGCTGATCACCCTTCCTGCGAACAGTCTTGCTGCGTTCACTTGCGCGAGCTCTTTGAGCTTGTAGTGCTGCTCTTCGTACTGAGATCGTCTGCCAGAAAGCTTGACATCAAATTGGCCAACTGCAGTCGTGTAAGCAGACGCGATCTGGTTCGGCGCACCAGACATCTTCGTCATGATCTCGCTCGCGACCTCTGATCTAACGCCGGCTTCGCGAAACATCTGCTCGGTTGGCATCGACATCCCAGCCAGAACATTCGCCGCACGTCGGGCGTTTTCCTGGCGTATGCGATCGATGTCTGCCATACGTTGCTGAAGGCGACGCATCTCGACCGTCTCGATCGAAGCGCGTCGCTCCATCATTGCTATGTCTGAGAGATGTGATTTGGTGTAGTCGCGGGACCCTATCTTGTCCAGAGAGTTCGGCTCCCTGGAGAGGATAGGGTTCTTTGGGCGGTTGTCGTTGTCGTTGGCCATGTTTAAAACTCTTCGCTGATGTCCTCGCCGAAGTCATCGCCGAACTCTTGTTTAGCCAGCTGAAGCTCTTTTTCCATCCAGGCCTTGTCCTCCTCAGACGGCATCCACGTGTTGCCGTTGGAGTCGGTCTTTCCTTCACGTTCTGCTTTTTCTTCAGCCTCTGCCCAGGCAAGAGTCTCATCGATCTTCTCTTGCTCTATATTATCAGCTTTTTCCTCTGCTGCTTCTATAGCGGCTTTCTCTCGCTCTATTCGATCCCTATACTCGTAGTAGAGCTCTTCGAGCGTGTACTCTTGCAGGAGCGGGTCTTTGAGAGGTCTCGAGTATGTCTTAGACCACCAAGACATCAGAAACCGCATCTGAGATGCTGCGTTGTCCAGTGGTTCTCTTGCTATGTGCTCTACTATGTCGTCTATATCGCTGAAAGCCGACCCTAAGTCGGCCTCTATTTTCCCAACTCTTCTCGAGCCTTAGCCGCTCGCTCTGAGAGCTCCTTGCGCCACTCCATGCACTCAGTCTCAACGCGCTCGAACAGAGCCACGAGAACGTCTTCGTCCTCGATGTTGA